CACTTTAGACAATAAGACACAATTAGATTTAACACCGTCATTAAGGAGATGGCAAGTGAGAGATATAAAGGAATTGGGAAGTGGGGGCTGGTGTGGGGTATAATAAAGAACGACATTCTGTTTATTATCCTATTGCTGTACAGCGCAATTTCAGCTATGATAGAGCTATTGAGGCGATAGTAGGGGTAGATAAGCATGGTGTCCAGAATGTGTCTGTAGTCTATAAAGTTAAGTTTTAACAATTGACACAAAATAGACACACAATACCCTGATTAGCCAGTGAATATCGTATTTATTATTATTTTAAGCATTTTATTTTGATGTATTTAAGTGCTACAATTCTACCTCCGATTGTAGCCTTTGATAGAATAAGAATACAAAATGTGCCAATTAGTCACACTATTGGCACACAATGGTTCTTATTTCTTGTTTATTAAATTGTTTATAAGGGAGGCAGCTTTTTTGTCTTCTTCCTGTACCGCATGGGTGTACCTATTGAGCGTTATAGAGACATCACTGTGTCCTAAGCGGGCACTTACTGTCTTTGGATTGACACCTTTTGCTATTAACCAGGTGGCATTGGTGTGCCGTAAGTCATGAAAGCGCATATGGAGCCCTAATGACTCACTAAGGTGCTTAAAGGCTACAGAAATGGCTGTAGGGGCAAAATAAGATCCAATAGCATTCGGAAAGACAACAATATCATGCTTTTTATAAGTGAGTAGTATTTTGATAGTTTGAGCATCTACTGCTATTGTTCTTTGTGCCTTCTGTGTCTTAGGTGTTTGTATAGAGGTGTCTGAAGCAATAGAGCGGTGGATAGTAATTGTATTATTGGCTGTGTCTATATCCGACCAGTGAAGACCTAAGACTTCACCACGTCTAAAGCCGCATTCTAAGCACAAGAGGATGATAGGGTACCAGGGGATACCTGTATGTACCTTCATGTTCTTAACTGAATTTAGTAATAGCTGTGCTTCATTGATTGTTAAAGGTACTATTTCTTTTTGTCTTGTTTTTATATTTTCAGACAAAGATACAGGATTAGTAAAGATAAGCTCTTCTGCTATTGCTGTCTGAAATATCATACTTAGGACAGTCCGATAGACATTCGTAGTAGCACTGCTATAATTTTTATGTTGAATAAGAAAAGTATTTATATCTTTTGTCTTAATATCCTTCAGGGGTGTTTGATGAAAGAAGGGTATAAAATGCTTATTTATATAATGAATGTAAGATTTATATGTTGTACTTTTTACTTTGCCTTCTTTGATTTCTAAGAAGTGATTACAGTAAATATTAAAAGGAGTCATGCTATTAATGCTAAGGATACCTTTTTCTTTTTCATATTGGTATTGTTGCATTAGTTTGATGACTTCTCTTTTGTCTGTACCTGTGAAGGTTTTCCTGATACGTTTTTGTGTCTGGGGGTCTTTACCGAGGTCTAAGAAGCCTCTATAGTGTCCCTTTTTGTACTCAATGATACTGCCTTCACCCTTTTGTCTTCGTTGATGTTTCATTATGGTCTCCTTTAGGGGGCACAAAAATAAAAATATGTAAAAATTGTGAAATGTGGGTTAATGAATTATAAAATATAAAAATACCCCCATATGTCCCTAATTGTACCATATGTCCCATATAGTAATAATAAAGTAAATCTGATACATATAGTGCATAGTGTGCCCAAGGTGTGACTATAAAGAAACTATAAACAGTCTATAACGTTTTACATATACCTATATGGGTATAGGGTATACCTGGTGTAGCCCAGAATGACTCGTTTTGTTTCCTTTTTGTTAGTCTTTATGGGACTTAAGGGGGACAATAAGGGCGTAAAAGGGAGCAATAAGGGGACAATAAGGGACATATAGAGTAGAAGTTATATATATGTGTCTATTCATAATAAATATGTTATAGATATTTTATCTGTTAGATATCGAACAATATGTTCATTAATGTACTTATTGTTTCCTAAATGTCTCTAAATGTATCTTAACGTTACATAAAGACACATAAAGAGAGCAACTATAAAGAAACAAAAAGAGACAATAAGTAAGTTATTTTATACTTATTGTCAACCTTAGTGTCCCTAAAAGTGTACATATTGTTTTACATAAAGATTTATTGCGTCATCTATAATATCCTTTTTGTCTTTACATAGCTTTTTAGCTAAATATGAAACATCATCTAATGTACTATCTGATATATCAATATTACTTGTATCTTTTTTATTACTCTGCTGTAAACAGTCTGCAATTAAAGCCCTCAATAATAAACTACTTGATATATGTTGTGTTTTACAGAACGATAGAAAAGCTGTTTTTAAATCAGATGATAACCGAAAACGGATATAGTCATTATTTACTGTGTCTGAAAACTGTTTATTATATTGAGTAATGATTTTTTCAGTATTCATCGTACACCTCCACATATAAAGAAAGCCTATAACAACATATAAAAATTTATTGGCTACACAATGTTGCAACAATGTTATATCATTGTGTCAGTGAAAGCAGTTCTTTGATAACTGCATAACCAATTTTATACATGTGCTATAAGCTATCCGACACATACAGTATATCATATGTATAAAAGACCGTAAAGGTCTATATAGATAGTGATAGTGTCTATATAGTTTGCGGCAATCGTCAGCTTAGGGGCGTCAGACGTAAGCTAAAAGTTGCAATGACTTATGCAACAGAGTGCAAAAAAGCACTGCTAATAAAAAAAAAACACTGCTGGATTTTAAAGAGATAAACGTTTCAAAAAAAATGGAGGTAAACAATCGTGAAAAATAGAAAGTATTACGCAGAATATTGTCCTTATGGTGTCAATATATCATATGACAGTTTTAATCGTAACGCTTATGATTTCTACTGTTTTGACAGCAAGCACGTGATAATTGGGTAAGCAAGTATGCTTATGACAATAATAATATGTTAGTTGCGGCACCAACCACGCTTGAAAAAGTAAGGTATTGTAAAGGGCACAATTTTAAAATATTTCATAATGTTATTGTTAGAGATGATTATGAAATAGACGATTATTTACATGAAAAGGAAATAAAAGAATAATGAAAATTCTAAAACTTTATAGACAAGATTTTTCACCAGAGACTGTAAAAGAAAAACTACAGTCTCTTTTAAAATGTACCGATTGGGACTTTATAGAGACTACATCGGCATTTGGAAACACACGGCGTATCAGTAGAGTACAGCTTGCATTATTGCTCAAAAAGAATTGCCGTATACACAATACAGTTTATTAAAAAAATCAAGGAGGAAAACAAAATGTTTAGAGTTGAAAATATTGAAAGCCCACGGTCAGAACGTCCCGTTGCTAATCAATTTAAAGTAATCATGGATACGGCCGTGGGGCGTGTTGTCTTATTTCAGTCTTACGATACACCGATTGCTATGACAGTGCACTGTAGAGTACACAATACCACATACTACATTGCTACAGATGAAAGATATTCAAGAACGACATCTAAATATCAACGGATATTCTATGAAGAGTACGGGAAATACCTCGCCCATCAGTACAGTGTCCCTAATTTTGATGAATGGATTGAGACACTTAATATCCCCCTTCTTTTCAATCAATTACTATTAGATGTACAGGGGGCAAGCACAAAATGTATAGAAAAATAATGCAAGAAAAGCCCTTAAAACGCTATAAGTGTTTTCAAGCACCTATGGATATCATATATCCTCTTTTGAGACGAAACTTTTCACCAGAATATTATTTAACAAACCCAACTAAGCGGGCAACATATTAACACGGCATGGCTAAGAGAATAGTTTTTATGGAACAGTGCTATGTCATAAACGGCCACAAATTGTTATGCATTTTATTCAAAAATTATAAGGAGGAAACAACAATGGAACTTATTGAGTTACTCAAAAATGAATTAATTAGAACAGGGCATAATCATAACTTTTTAGTACACATGCAGTTTACAAACGAAAATTACATTGCAGACACAATCGAGGAAGCAATACAAGTAGCAAATATGACAAAAGAACAGCAAGAAACGTTATCTGCTTATTTAGACGTATTCAAGGAGGTAAAAAATAAAACAATTATTGCCGATATCTACAATGACTACATGTTTTTAACAGGAGATACAGACATGACAGAATATGCAAAAAAGTGGCTGGAACAGCACCTTCTAAATGATACCTATGATGTTGTTGAAAACTATGTGGACTTCAAGTCCTTAGGTGTTTCCTTTTATGCCGATGGTTGCTACATAAAGACACATAAAGGCATCATTAAACGATTATAAAATGTACCCACGCAAGATATATAAAAATGGGCTTGTAATTACTAAGGCACACATAGACAAAAACTATTGTGCCTTTTTAATTGCAGAAGTGCTCCATGGCGCTACATGCTACTTACTGATTGATAATGCCCTTTATGTCCTTGAACGTACATCCTGTACTTACATGACCCTTACAAATAATAAAAACCCATATAAACGAATGTATATTTTCGTTGAAGACACCAAAGCTATTGAGGATGTCTTACATAGTGCCCGTTATATTATTTGTAAATAGCCCCTTTATGTCACCATATGGGGGCTTTTTTATTTACTCAGGAGGTAGACAATATGTTTCCAATCGATAGAGATACTTTAGAAACCTACATCGCAATAGGAATGTTTCATGGGCTGTGTCTTGCTGTCTCTTTATTCATAGCATGGCTTTTATTTTGGATAATCGGAGGTTGCAAGTGATGAAAGATCTGGAACAAAGTCCGTTGTTTTTAGAAGAGCTTGAAATAGAGTACCAGTTTAAGCACCAAGCAGAAGAACAGCTTAAAAAGCATCTACAAGAGAAGACACGAGCAGGCAAGGCCATAGAGACACCAATAGGCCGTGGCTTAATTGAATACCTTTATGATAACTTAGCGACTAACATTGAGGCATTCTTAAAGTATCAAGAAGAGCCAAAAGGAGGCGTTAAGGCTGTATACTATCCACTGATCATGTGGTTACTGGAAATCTATAAAAACAATAGACAAGATTTAATTACCCTTTTATCTTTAGCTACAATCACAGAAGCCGTCAATGCGGCACACACAACACTATCTTTATCAAGCACCTGTCAAAATATACAGCAAGACGTCTTAGAAGAAGCACAGCTACAGGCTTTTTTACAAGAAAATAAGGAAAAAGAGCTAAATACTTTGGTGGGGCTATCAAGACGAAGAAGTAATTTTTATAGGCGTTATTTTATAAAAAAGGTCATGAACCAAACAGGCTGGAAAGAAAAGCAATGGCCTCTAAAAGAAACAGTGCTTTTTGGTGCAAAGCTATTAGAAATATGCATGCAAGGAACTGATTTATTTGCTACTCACTACAGGGTAAACTTTAGGGGCAAAGGTGTTGAGTGCATAGAACCTACAGATGCTTTTCATAAGATATGGAATGCAAACACTCATTATTTATTATCAAGGGCATATCAGTCTTGCCCAATGATTATGACACCAGCACCCTGGAAATCAGATTTAACAGGGGGCTATTATGGTGAATTGAATGCTATTCATGGCTTTATCCGTACAGAGCGTTACCACACACAGGATAGACAAAACAACTTCTTTTTTAAGCAATATAAAGAGCAAGTAAAAGCCGCTGATTTAAGTAATGTCTTAAATGCTGTAAATAGCATTCAACAGACACCATGGATTATTAACTCTAAGGTGTTGCGGGTAGCAGAACAGCTTGTCAATCAAGGGGGAGACATAGCAGGATTACCACAGATGGAACCCTTTTCAAAGCTACCAACGCTTGAAAATCCAACACCAGAAGAGCTCAAGAGACACAAAAAAGCCGCTAAACTTCTGTATGAAAAGGAAGCCAGCAGACGTGGAAAAGCCCTAAGGGTACACATCAATTTACGAACAGCACAACGATTTGAACAATATGATAAAATTTACTTTCCACACAACATAGACTTTCGAGGACGTATCTACCCGATACCGTCTTTTAGCCCACAAGGCGATGAACTGAATAAAGGATTACTGCTATTTGCAGAACCAGAACCGCTGGAAAATGATGAAGACATCCAGTGGTTTTTTATTGCAGGGGCTGAATTTGCGGGGATAGACAAGGTGTCTTTTTCGGATTGTGCTTCTTGGGTAGAAGATAATAAAAGCAACATTTTGGACACTGCTGCCCAACCATTAGACATGGTGGACTGGTGGGGGAACCTTGATGCCCCTTTTGAGTTCTTAGCGTGGTGCTTTGAGTACCAGAAGCTCCAACAGTACCTTGAAGAGTATAATGGTCACGCTAAAGGTTTCATTACAGGTATATCGATAGCTTTCGATGGCACGTGTAGCGGGTTGCAACATTTTTCAGCCATCCTTAGAGACCCTATTGGAGCCAAAGAAGTCAACTTAGCACCTGGAGATAAGCCTAATGATATCTACCAGACTGTAGCAGATAAAGTTAATTGTGTCTTAGAGCAGGATGCCAAGACAGGCACAGGAGACACCACAGATGATCACGATAAAATCAAGTATGGTACAAAGACCCTTGCACAGGGCTGGCTGTCCTTTGGTGTCAACAGGAAGGTGACAAAAAGGCCCGTTATGACCCTTGCCTATGGTGCTAAACAGTTTGGTTTTAGAGACCAGATACTGGAAGACACAATTATTTCTCATATAGGTGAGGGGCTATTTACAGCTGATAATGCTAACCAATATGCAGGATACATGGCCAAGCTTATTTGGAAAGCAGTACAGACCACGGTTGTTAAGGCTGTAGAAGGTATGGAATGGTTACAACAGGTGGCACGCATGGTCACTAAGAACGGTGAGGTCATACAGTGGACAACACCTATGGGCTTTATTGTTCAGCAGCCATATATGGTCTACAACGTTAAAACGTATCAAATGCGTTTTTTACACATCACAAAACGTTTTTATGATATCGAGGTTACAGGAACTGTTGACAGACGAAAACAATCGCAAGCAATTGCACCCAATTTTATTCACAGTATGGATGCCAGCCACCTACAAATGACTGTAAATAGGGCAGCAGAAGCAAAAATAACTAACTTTGCAATGATACACGACAGCTATGGTACAACCCTTGCAAAAGCGGGTTTATTGTTCCGTCTAATTCGAGAGTGTTTTGTAGAAATGTACACAACCAATGATGTTTTAACAGCTTTTGAAAGAGACTTAAGCCCATTTATTGTAGGTAATCAGAAACTATCACCACAACCGACCAAAGGTACTTTCAATATCAATCAGGTCAAAGAAAGTTTATATGCATTTCATTAAAAGAGGAGGAAAATAAAAATGCTAATTGATTGCCTTTCTTGTTGCTTATTAAATTTTATGGCTGGTTATTTATTGGCCACTAATTCAGAATTTTTTTATTATTTATCTTTGCCTTTCATCATTGCTAATTTATGTATTTATGGCTTGTTGATAACGGAGAAATAAAAAGGAGACATCAAATGATAATTATTTTGCAACTCATTCCTAAATATAGACGTGATTGTCGCACTTATATACAAAGTGATGATTGTCGCACTTATTAGAGAGAAGAGAAAGAAAAACATAATGTAACATAAAAGTACATAATGTAACAATAAGGATACTATATGTTTCACTAAGTGTTTATTATTATTGTTTAACTAAATGTATAACTTATATGTTTAACATTTAGTTATCTATATGTAACCTATATGATACATAAATGTAGCAGGTGCTTTGTGTCTTTAAAAACAAAACACAGCATGTTGTGCACACACCTAAAATTTTGATTGTCGCACTTATTAGAAGAAAGAACCCCTTTTTCTTCTATTTTTTTTTGTACGGAGGTAGATAAAAATGATAAGTGACAAAGAAGCAAGACAGTACATTTTGCAGCAGCTTTATGATGAGGGTTATCGGTACCTTGCAAGAGATGAAAGTGTTTTTCTTTATGCATATAAGGATAAACCAGTAAAGAAGCAGTATATATGGGATGATATGCGTTGCGTTTCCTCTTGTCTACAGGTACACAGCTTTTTATGCTTTAAGGACATTAGGTGGGTGGATGAAGAGCCTCTTGATATTACAAAAGAATTGGGCATTATTGATTGGACAAAGGTACCAAAAGACACAAAAGTGCTTGTATGGGACGAACCAGGAGATAAAAAAAAGAAAAGATATTTTTCACATTATCTAACAAAAAACCATACTTTTCCTTTTGCGGTTTATTGTAATGGAGCCACCTCATGGAATGCGACAGATGGGGTAGTTGATTATAGATATTGTGAACTCTTTAATGAGGTGGAGGAACAAGACCATGACTAAATGTACCCCAGAAGAAATTCAAGAGCTTATAGGGCTCTATGAGGACGCCTTAGCGGATGACCTTAATTACTATGAGAACAAGTGTGAAACACCTATTGAGCTTAGTGTCAACATGATGGAAGTCATCCAGGACTGCATGGAAGAACTGGAAGATAAGTTGATTACACTGCTGTTTGAGGGCAGAAGAGCTTATAAGAAAAAGTTTGAAAATAAGGAGGCCATTAATGAAGACTAAGTGTACAGTAGAGGACATACGTGCTCTTATTGAGGTCATGGAGGATGACCTTTTTGATGATTTGTTGAACCACGTAAGTCATGCACAGACCACTTCAGACATTGTAGATGGCATGGAAGAGAGCATATGGGCACAGGGTGATAAGCTTTCTGAAAAGCTAATCCTTTTATTATTTCCAAGGGAGAAAGGAGGAAGTACGTGACATTAAAGGCAAACGATAGGGTGATAGTGACCAGACCAGATGGCACCATATTTAGGGGTGTCTTTGCATTCAGCACTGGCAAGAATTGTCTTGTTTATGTACGCGAGGGTACATTTAAAGGCTTAATAACCGTCTGTGAAAGCAGGGTAATAAAGGAGGCAGAGGAAGAAGAATGAGTAAGGTGGATGCCTATAATCCCGATTACTATGCCAGCATGCCTGTACAGCCCATTATGGTTATGCATGCTTGTCTGACAAAAGAGGAATTTATTGGTTATTTACGAGGGTGTCTTATCAAGTACCAGATGCGCAGGGGGCGTAAAGAAGATGTTGAAGACACCGATAAGAAGATTTTGAGATACAAAAAGTGGCTTAATGAAATGTCAAAAAGTGGGAGTGTGACCGTATGAACCTAAAAGAACTTCTTGACCGTGTGATTGATTTAGGTGGTTATATTAACCCAGAAGACCCCGTGTACTTTATTAATGAAAAGGGGAAGGACGTGCAGATACTAAGCTCTTTTAGTCTTTCAAACGGACAGGGATTAGTTAGGAACGGGATATATTTTGTAGTAAAGGAAGTAGAGGATGTTACCAACACTAAAAATAAAGAAACTGTATGAGGGGGCTGTTATCCCTGAACATAAAAATAAACAGACAGGATGGCTGCCACTTACTATTGATGAGGATGTGGTTATCTTTAGCCAGGATATATGTGAAGTACATACAGGCATTGCTGTTCAGATACCTGCTGGATACCATGGTGAAATTCACACCACGTCTTATTTAGGGCAGCATGGAATTAATTTGGCTAACAGTATAAAAATAATTGACGAAACGTACATGGGTGAGGTGTGTCTACTGCTAAGAAACAGCGGGGCAGATGTCTGTCACCTGAAAAAGGGGCAAGTAATTGCTAAATTGGGTCTTATAAAAGACCCTGTTTTTAATATGTCCGTTGTGGATACATTTAACAATGAAGAAGTTATGGAGGATGAAGATTAATATTATGGCAAAGACAGAATATACAAAAATTGTGACCAAAGCTGGAGAAGCTTTTTATGCACATTTAAGAGAACCCGAAATATATGAAGGAAAGGAACTGGGTTACAGTATCCAGCTGAAACTGAATAAAGAAGACACCGATGAATTGATGAGCCAGATTGAAGCGGAACTGGAAAAAGCAAAATCAGAGATGAAGCTTAAGCCAGGCCGTAAATGGTCTAAAGAACCCTTCATGGGCTTTAAAACAGACAAAGATGGCGATATTGTCTTTAAATTTAAGGTACCGTCTACAATTAAGACCCGTTCAGGAGAAGAACTGCCAAGAACTATTGGTGTTTTTGATGCCGCAGGAAAACCGATTAAGGGGGACAATATTGGGAATGGCTCTACTGTAAAGGTTGCAGCAACACTGATACCGTTCCATGTTTCTAATGCAGTTAATGGTGTCTCTTTGCGGCTGAATGCCGTCCAGGTGCTTAACCTTATCGAATATGGCCAGGGGGGCTCTGCTAAGTCCTATGGCTTTGGTGAAGAAGATGGTTATGTCTGTGAGGAAAACATTGTGTCCGCAGACGAGAATGAAGATAATGCAGAATTGGTTGAAGGGGATTTTTAAAAGGTGAGACGTTTTTCACGAAGAGGTGGGTGGTCTAATCACATCAACAGGGGTTACAGGTCAGGGTTAGAAGATAACGTGGCCTTGCAGCTACAAGATGCTAAGATTAAAGTAGAGTATGAAAAATATACGATAGATTATAGCATTCCAGAGCAGGTGCACCATTACACACCCGACTTTGTGCTACCTAATGGTGTCATAGTGGAAACTAAAGGCATCTTTGATGTAGAAGACCGCAAGAAGCATATTTTAATCAAGCAGCAGCATCCGAATTTGGATATTCGGTTTGTCTTTTCATCAGCTGGAACAAAAATATACAAGGGCAGCCCCACGTCTTATGCTGACTGGTGTAAGAAACATGGGTTCAAATATGCTACAAAATGGGTTCCAGAAGAGTGGTGGAAAGAAGATAAAAAAGATACAGGAGGCCTCATCATGAAAAATAAAAAGTAAATAAAATGGGTAAATACGTAAAATATTTAAAACGAGAACAGACAGACTGTCTGATAATTGATAAAAGGGATGTAGAAGATAAGCCCTTACAAGAGATGTACTGTGAAATGAAAAGAAATGCACGGTTTGACACGGGCTACCACTTCATTATTCACAGGAATGGTAGTGTAGAAGAAGACCATGCTGCTGATGAGGTGGCGGGTATTCAGTTTAAGAAAAAAGCGACTGGCATTGCACTCTTAATTCCAACGGTTAGGGGGAAGATGACAGCTGCTCAAACAAAAGCCTTTAAGGCAATAGTAGCAAAATTAAAAGAGACCTATCAGGGGGTGACACAATCTTATCCCACATTTACTGATGGGTCTCTTTTAGCTATGGAGGGGTGAGAAAAATCGGTGAAATCATTAAAGCACATCTTCCTTGTCCCGATTGTGGGAGTCATGATGCTTTAGCCCTTTATGATGATGGGCACACTTATTGTTATTCGTGTCATGCAACACACCATGAAACACAACCTAAAGAAAAGGGTGCTCTGTATGACATAGAAGACTGGCCAATTGTTCCATTAAAAAAGCGGGGAATTACCGAAAAGACATGCAGGTTATATTCGTATAAAGCAGGATTGCATAATGGACAACCCGTTCAGATAGCTTGTTATTTTAATGATAATGGTGTCTGTGTAGGGCAGAAGGTAAGGTATCCAGATAAGAAATTTACTACGCTGGGGAAGATAAGTAATCGTTTCTTTGGACAGCATTTATGGCCAGGAGGCGGGGGAAAAAAGCTGGTAGTGACAGAAGGTGAGATTGATTGCCTTACTGTGTCACAGCTGAATGGCAATAAGTATCCCGTTGTATCTATTCCTAATGGCGTCTCCTCTGCTAAGCGTGTCTTTAAAGAGAACATGGATTGGCTTAATTCCTTTGAACAGGTTATTGTCATGTTTGATATGGATGAACCAGGGCGAAAGGCCGTAAAGGATGTTGAGGGGCTCTTACAGCCTAATAAACTTTATGTAGCCACACTGCCCCTTAAAGATCCTAATGAGTGCCTTCTGGCTGGCAGAGGACAAGAAGTTATCAAAGCTATCTGGAATGCCAAAAAGTACACCCCAGACGGCATTGTGAATGGTGCCGACCTGTGGGAAGAAGTAAGTAAGCAGGAAGACACAGAACAGGGCTTTATGTTTCCTTGGGACATCCCGCTGAATAAGATGACCTGTGGCTTGAGAAAAGGCGAATTAACTGTCTTAACAGCGGGAACAGGTGTAGGCAAAACAACGTTCGTGAGACAAGTTGCTTACGATTTGGGTGTCACAAAGGACCTTAAGGTAGGCTTATTGATGCTTGAAGAGAACGTGAAGCGCACCGCCCGTGGCTTGATGTCTATTGCAGCATCTAAGCGGTTATATATGAATAGGCAGGGTGTCTCTGAAGAAGAGTACAAGCAGGCCTTTGATAAGACATTGGGGACTGGACACTTTATTCTATACGAGCATTTTGGGTCTTTAGATGGTGATAACCTGTTAAGCAAGATACGCTATATGGCTGTGGGAGAGCAGTGTGATTTTATTATTCTTGACCACATCTCTATTGCTGTGTCTGGTTTGGAAGGCGACAATGAGCGAAAGCTTATTGACATCTTGATGACACAGTTACGTTCTTTAGCCGAAGAGACGGGAGTAGGTCTGATTGTAATTTCGCACCTGAAGCGTATTGAGGGTATGTCACATGAAGAGGGGGCGGCTACTTCTCTTTCACAGTTGCGGGGGTCTGGAGCTATTGCACAGCTGTCCGATACAGTCATTGGCTTAGAGAGAAATCAGCAGGCAGACGGGAAACAAAGAAATAGGGTTCGTATTCGTGTCTTAAAAAACCGCTGGACAGGAGAGACAGGTATTGCGGGTTATCTCTTTTATAACAAGACTACAGACCACCTGGAAGAAACCAAACCCCTATCAGTAGAAGAAAGAGAGGAGGCAGAAGAGGATGATAGTCCTTTTTGATTGACAATGCTTTTATTTGATATTGAGAGCAACGGGCTTTTAGAGGATATGACAGTTATCCATTGTCTATGCATCTCTGATGGGCATAAAAATATTATTCGTTATGGCCCAGACACCGTGGAAAGGGGCATTAAAAGGTTGCACAATGCCATTCGGGCTGGGGAGGGGGTATGTGGACACAACATCATAAATTTTGATATTCCCGCTATTCAGAAGCTTTACCCCTGGTTCTCTATTGATAGGGCCCAGCGAAAGAATATTGTAGACACCTTGGTAATGGCACGTTTGATATATTCCAATATTGGTGAGTCTGATTATGGTCGATATCGGGCGGGTAAATTACCAGGAACATTGATTGGGTCTCATAAGCTGGCAGCATGGGGTTATCGTTTAGGTGTCCTAAAAGGTACCTATGCGGAAGACACAGAGGATGCTTGGGCTGTCTTTAATGAAGAAATGCTGGACTACAACGAACAGGATGTTGTTGTCACAGAATGTCTTTATGATAAGCTGTTGGAACAGAAGTATTCACAGACAGCTATAGAGCTTGAGCATAAGATAGCGTGGCTTATGGCACAACAGGAACGCAATGGTTTTCCATTTAATGTACAAGAGGCTATAAAACTGGAAGGTGTCTTACGTGCCAGAGCAGCAGCACTGGATGAGGAAATACGAAAGATGGTACCCCCTATTCCTGATAAGGTCTTTATTCCTAAAAGGGATAATAAGACCCTGGGGTATGTGAAGGGTGTCCCTATTCAGCGTTATAAAGAGTTTAATCCAAACAGCAGACAGCAAATTGAATATATAATCTGCAAACGTTATGGATATTTACCAGACAATGTGGAACTCTATGCGGAAGATGGGCGCCTTAAGATGGATGAGCAGACCTTTAAGTACCTAAAAGGTGACAAAAAAGCTCCTAAAGAAGTACAGGTGCTTGCCCCTTTATTAGAAGAACAGCTGATGATTTCAAAGCGTTTAGGGCAGCTGGCAGACGGCAGTCAGGCATGGTTGTCTCATGTGAAAGCTGATGGGCGCATTCATGGGCGTGTTAATCCTAATGGGGCAGTAACAGGAAGAGCGACACATTCGTCCCCCAATGTTGCCCAGGTGCCACATAATGGTGCTCCTTATGGCAAAGAATGTAGGGCGTTGTTTGGCGTACCAAAGGGGTGGATACAGGCGGGGATAGACGCATGTGGTTTAGAGCTACGGTGTCTTTCCCACTTTTTATACCCCTATGATGGGGGTAAGTATGCTTATGAAGTTGTCCATGGGGATATTCATACGGCGAACCAGAAAGCAGCAGGTCTTGAAAAGAGAGATACGGCGAAAACATTTATTTATGCCTATTTGTATGGGGCTGGGGACGCTAAGATTGGTAAGATTGTTGGTGGTGACGCTACAGAAGGTAAGCGTCTGAAAAAGAAGTTTTTGGCAGCTACGCCCGCCATTAAGAACCTTAGAAAAGCTATTGAGGGTGTCTTAGTTAAAGAGACCTATCACGGCAAGATTACCAGATGGAAGCGTCATTATCTAAAAGGCTTAGATGGCCGACTATTGCATGTACGGTCTATTCATTCTGCTTTAAATCTTCTGCTCCAAAGTGCGGGGGCACTGGTCTGTAAGTATTGGATAGTACGGACAGAAGAGCGACTGCTGGACAGGGGGCTGAAGCATGGTTGGGAAGGTGATTTTGCACTGATGGCTTGGATACATGATGAGCAGCAGGTGGCCTGCCGAACCAGACAAATAGCAGAGATAGTAGTACAAGAAGCACAGCTTGCGATGAGAGATACGCAGGCGTTTTTTAATTTTAGATGTCAGCTGGATACAGAGGGCATTATAGGTCATAACTGGGAGGAGTGTCATTAAGATGAAAGGTGAAGATATTAAAGTAGGGCAAAGAGTATGCTGTAAGGGGGGTCCTGCATTTTTAGAAGGTTGGGTGGGAACCTGTACTTACATAGCATCAGTGAACCAGGTTGCAATTGAGTTTGATAAGGGGCATATGTCTTTACATACGTGTAGCAACCGTTGTAAAGAAGGCCATGGATGGTGGTGTAATCCAGTAGTGTTGCACCCTGTAGAAGAAGAGGTAGTTGATAACAGCATCCCGTGTGCACCAGCACCTGTAGATGTGACAGCACCCGATAGGGAAATGGCTAAGGACCAGGTAGATGTGCACGTAGCAAGACTGGAGGATGTTGTAGAAACATTTTTCACAATAGGTGTTTCAAGACAGGACATGCTTGAGTTATTTAATGATATAAGCAAGAAGCATTTTTCAGAAAAACAGCTTCGGGATAGAATTGCAAAAATAAAAGACAAGGTAAGAAAATGTCAGAACTAATACAGTTTTTAAAAGAGGTTCATATGCGTTCTCCAGCGTTGCAGAGTGATTTTGCCAGGGAGAATGCCTTTTTTATTGCCGAGGCAGCATCACGGGGGCTAATCTCTTCTGTCATTGAAAACACAGCCTGTAACTATTGGACAGTAACAGAAAAGGGGCTATCCCTGATGTCTTATGGCGGAGGGGGTGGCTCTTTACGCTTACACTAATTTTTGATGCGGATATGCTTGTCTTTGAAAGCGCCTCCAGCGTAGAGACACCTGTCAACTGGGATGGAGACCTATGGACACTTCATGCTAATGCATCGGACGCAGAAGCCCAATTTGAGGACAGGGTGTCCCTTATTGTGGACAAAGTGTTAAACCATATGGACTATGAGGGTGAATATGGTCTGATTATGTGTTTTTCAGATCCAACGGAGAATTTCCGAAAAGAAGTTTTAAGTACCTACAAGGGCAACCGTGCAGGAAAGTTAAAGCCTGTTTGCTATGGGGCAGTACGTCAGTGGGTGGAAGACAGATATGACTGTGTCTCTTATCCAACCCTGGAAGCGGATGATTGTGTGGGGCTCCTTGCTGATAAGCATAAGGGGCATGAAGTACACATTTCGGGCGATAAAGATTTCAAGACAATCCCTGGTGTCTTTTTTGATTTTCTACATGATGAGTGGTTTGAGATTTCAGAAGAACAGGCTTATAAAAATTTCTTAGCACAGGTCATGATAGGAGATGCTGCCGATAACTATAAGGGTTGCCCTGGTATAGGACCAAAGACAGCAGATAAAGTCTTAGAAAAATATGGGGTAGGCTGGAAGACAGTTGTTGACCAATTTAAAAAGGCAGGGTTGTCTGAAGGAGAAGCACTCCAGCAAGCACGGGTGGCGCATATTCTAAACAAAGAGGAGGAGTATGACGTATGCAAGTACAAGGTTACGTTGTGGAACCCGAACTAACAGTCTACATGGTGAAGCCAAAAGATACTACATATATTTATCAGGCACTTCATGCTTTTACAGAATGTGCAATGAAAAATAAATACTGTGCACAATTTTATGCTGAAAAGAGTGCTGAAGAGGCTATGAAGGTTATGGCAGTAATGCGGTGTCTGGCAGCATTCCTATATAAGGGAGACGTTGTGGGGTATGTGGGGTATACCATTGAGAACCCATGGTGGATGAGTCAAGAAGTTTTTAGAGAGCTTTTTGTACTTTGTGTCAGCCCAAGTTTTCACGGCTTTGGGCGTGTAGCTGCAAAGTGGATGGAAGAGACAGCAAAGTTAAATCATATACCACTGTTAGAGACAGCAGCTGCCCTCCCTGAAGACCCCCAGCTGGCAAAGAACCTGTATATGAAGAAGCAGGGGTTTACTTTAGAATACCCCTCCTTTGTGAAGATTTTGAAAGAGGGTAAAAGATGACAATTAATGAGGAATTGAAAACCCCCTATGTATCTCCACAGCTGATAGAGTATCTGGATGGTGTCTTTAATACCGAAGGTTTATTGTCTGGATTTCCTCTTACTATGGATGCCGAACGGCAGATAGGATACTTGCAGGGCGTTGTGGCTGTAAAAGAGCATTTACGGTCTGTAGCTTTTGAAAAAGAAGAAGAGGAGGACTAATGTGCTTATGGTCTAAAGTAAGTATGCCAAAGATTAATACGGCAGGAAGAGACATTCTCCCGTATACACAGGCAAAAGACCCCGACTCCCCTATCTTTGGTGGTAGTCAGGATTATAAGAAGAAAATACGGGGAGCACAGGAATTAAAGATTGATAGAGATGAAGACGATGATGACACCCGTGGAAATTATGGTACGGGCTGGGTTTTATAAAGCAGAAAGGAGACTTAATGGGTAGCGTAGGTAAAGCAATTGGAAAATTAGTAAAGCACGCTGTACGGGGTGTAGGTAAGGTTGTTGGTGGCGTTACTGGTGGTCTGTTTGGTAGACAGAAACAGCCAGATATTAATGTAGAACAGCCAGCACAGGCAGCCGCACCCGCAGCACAGGAAAGTGGTCAGACAGATGTCAACATTGACACAGCGGCCGATAAAAAGAAAAGAAAAGCAAAGGGCAAGAAAGGTCTGATGATCAATGCAGGCGCCAATGCTTCTGGTGGTACTACAGGGACAGGACTGAATATCTAATGGCAGAGACACAACGGACAGAAACAGCAAAAGCTCTTTATGAGCGCTTAGTGTCTGAAAGGTCTCCATATGTAACCAGGGCGGAAGAGTGTGCAAAGTATACGATACCCTCATTGTTTCCTAAAACGGGAGCAGGGGCGTCTACAACGTTTGACACACCGTACCAGTCTGTAGGGGCACGGGGGGTAAATAATTTAGCGTCAAAACTGATGTTAGCCTTATTTCCTCCTAATGCCCCTTTTTTTAGGTTGTCTCCAGGTCAGGAAGCACAAAAAGACCTGGAAGCAAAACCTGAATTAAAGACACGGGTAGAACAGGTGTTAATGCAAAAGGAGCATCAGCTGGCAGACTATGGAGAGACACATCAGTACAGGGTGACCCTTGCTGAAGCCATAAAGGTACTTATTGTTACAGGCAATGACCTTTTGTTCCTTCCGCCAAAAGAAGAAGGAATGAAGCTGTATAAGTTAAATTCTTATGTGGTACAGCGTGATGCCTTAGGGAATGTTATTCAGCTTGTTACTTTAGATAAGATAGCCTATGCCGCCCTCCCAGATGACATTCAGTCCTTGGTGGACGGAAAGGGGCAGACAAAAAAGCCAGAAGATATCATTGAGGTTTACACACATGTTTACCGTGAAGATGATAAATTTTTGTCTTATCAGGAAGTAGATGGGCAGACAGTCCCTGGTTCAGACCAATCTTTCCCCTTATTAAAGACTCCGTGGATACCGTTGCGTATGGTAAAGGTAGATGGGGAGTCTTATGGACGGTCTTTCGTAGAAGAGTATTTAGGGGACTTGAAGTCTCTTGAGGGGCTTTCTAAGGCCATTGTGGAGACAGCAGCCATTGCGGCGAATGTTTTGTTCTTGGTAAACCCTAATGGGATTACAAGACCATATAAGCTGTCTAAGGCACAGAGTGGTGAATTTGTACCAGGGCGAAAAGAAGACATCCACGCTTTACAGCTGGAGAAATATGCAGATTTGCAGGTAGTTAATGCTACCATCCAGAATATTGAGTCAAGATTGTCTTATGCCTTTATGCTAAATAGTGCTGTACAACGAAACGGGGAGCGTGTAACTGCCGAAGAAATTCGATATGTAGCATCTGAACTGGAAGACACCCTGGGTGGTGTCTATTCTATTTTGTCTCAAGAGCTCCAGCTGCCCCTGGTAAGGCGCATGTTGGCACAGCTGGCTGCAACAGGACAGATGCCTGATTTACCAGAAGACCTGGTAGAACCCACAATTACTACAGGGTTAGAAGCCCTTGGACGTGGACATGATTTAAATAAGCTGACAACATTTATGCAGCTGATTGCCCAGAACCCCGAACAGGCAAAAGCCATTAAGTGGAATGAAATGACCCTTATGGAAGCTAATGCGCTTGGTTTGGATGTGTCTGGTTTAGTCAAGACTGAAGAAGAAATGCAGCAGGAATTACAACAACAGCAGATGGCCGAGATGGCTACAAGAGCAGCCCCACAGATGGCACAAGGGGTCATGAATAACGGACAGCAACAAGGAGGTTAAAAATGGATAATGATAATACCGTCCAGGTGGCGGATAGTGACAATGGGTCTCTTTATGGTCCCAATGCGGTCACAGGGGGCGCAGAAGATGCCCTTAAAGGACACGAAGATGTAGAAATTAAGACATCAGATACAAAGAATGTCTCCGTTAAAGAAACAGCGGACGATGAAGGCAACAAAAAAGAAACGAAAAAAGAAGCTAACAAAGAGGATACCAAAAAGTCTCCAAAAGGTGACAAAAAGGACCCTAAAGAGAAAACAGTTGAGCAGCGTATTACAGACCAGAAACAGGCAGAAGAAGATGTCATTAAAGACCTGACTGCTAAAGGGGTTGATTTTGATGGAATGTCTAAAGAGTATGAAGACAACGGTGAATTGTCTGAAGACAGCTATAAAGCCCTGGAGAAAGCTGGATATCCGAAGAGTGTTGTGGATGCTTACATTGCTGGTCTGGAAGCAACGGTAACGGCATATAGGGATGCTGTCTTTGAAGCCGCAGGCGGTGAAGATGAATACGACCGCATTGTGGCCTATGTAGGCGGGCTGTCTGATGCACAGATTAACGCATTTAATCATGCGATTGATGCAGGAGATGTGACACAGCTGTCCGTCATGTTTGAAGGGTATAAGGCACAGATGGGGCAGAAGTATGGTACAGCAAACCGTACTGTTCTGGGTGGTGGTAATTCTGGAAAGGCGCAGGAGGGATATGCATCGAAAGCAGAGATGGTAAAAGCAATGAGAGACCCCCGCTATACCAGAGATAAAGCCTACACAGAAGAAGTACAACGCAAGACCATGCATTCAAACTTCATTGGCTAATACTATATTTATTTTGATTTAGGAGCATATCGCTCCTCTTTTTTATTGTAAAGGAGAATATTTAATTGTCGAACGTAACTGTAGCAGAACCTGGTAAAGTCCAGGGAGGGACAGACTCCCTTGAAATGTACCTGAAGGTATTTGCAGGGGAAACTATTACAGCTTTTGAGAGAGCTTCCGTAACTAACGGGAGACACATTTTGAGAACTATTTCCAGCGGCAAAGCGGCACAATTTCCTGTGTTTGGACGGGCATCCGCTGACTACCTGAAACCTGGTAAGTCTCTGGATGATATCCGTAAGAACATTCCTGGGGCTGAAAAGAACATTCTGATTGATGGGCTTTTGACTACCTCCCAGATGATTACGGACATTGATGAAGCCCTGAAGCACTATGATGTCCGCAGCGAATACTCCAGACAGATGGGTGAAGCCCTGGCGATGGCCGCAGATGGGGCTGTCCTTGCAGAAGCCGCTAAGATGGTGGTGGCCGACAAGGAGAACATCACTGGTCTGGGTAAAGGGGGGATTATGCAGCTGTCCACAGCAGCAGACATCACGGAAGCCTTTGGTAAGGAACTGGTGTCTTCTCTTCTGAACGTCAAAGCGAAGATGTCCCAGAACTATGTTCCTGCATCTGACCGCTATGTATTCATGACCCCTGTGGGCGTAAATGCCCTTGTTGCGTCCCTTGTGGCCATTAATCGTGACTATGGGGCAGTAGCAACCATTACGGAAGGAAATGTCCTCCGTGTGGCTGGTTTTGATATCATTGAAACCCCGCACCTTACGGCTGGGGGGGCAGCAAAGAANGATGGNGTACTCCAGGGAGATGGCCATGTATTCCCCGCAGCTTATGCAGCTAAGGCGGTTTACATTGCTATGCACCGTTCCGCAGTGGGCACCGTTAAATTGAAAGACCTTGCACTGGAAAAAGCACGCCGTGCTGAATACCAGGCAGACATGCTTGTAGCATCCTATGCTATGGGGCATGGTGGTCTTCGTCCTGAAGCGGTCTTCATGGGCGCAACGAAGTAAGACATAGGTAACAGGAGGGAACCTTAAATCCCTCCATTATGGGCCAGTAGTTTAATGGAAAAACGGTGGTCTCCAAAACCATAAGATGTGGGTTCGAGTCCTATCTGGCCTGCCAGATTTAAAAGAAAAGGAGCAATAGATGACAGAATTAGATGCTGTAAATGAAATGTTAGGTGTCATTGGGGAACCCCCTGTGAACACATTGGAAGTAATTGAAAACGTTGATGTAGCAAATGCCTTGCGTATCTTGCATAAGACAAGCCGCTATGTGCAGTCAAAGGGGTGGGCCTGGAATACATGGACATCTTATCTTTTTAATCCTGATGTTTATACAAAGAAAATCAGGTGGTCTGACAATATTTTATTTTTGGTAGGGACAGACGGCACTAAATATGTTCAGCGTGGCGGTTATGTCTTTGATGTAGACAATCAGACAGACACCTTTGAACAGCCTATAGAAACCACGGTAGTCCTTTATATTGACATCGAGAACCTTCTTGACCCTATTGCGCACTATATTGTAGCTAAAGCGTCCCGAAAGTTTCAAAATGAGACATTAGGAGATGACAGCTTAGACAATTCTTTAGGGGAAGCCGAACAGGAAGCATGGGTTGCTCTGCAGGAATACGAGATGCAGATAGGTACCTATAATGCAAATAGAATAACCTATGTCCAGCAGTTACAGGGGAGGTAAGATGAGCAGAATATCACAGACAGTAAAGAACTTGGTAGCGGGTATTTCACAGCAGCCAGCCTTATTGCGTCTCCCCGAACAATTAGAAACACAGGTAAATGGTTTTTCTACCGAAGCTTCTGGGCTGCAAAAAAGACCACCTACATGCTATATTGCTGACTTAGGTGTCCCTTTTGCTAATCCAGAGCCCCTGGTACACATTGCAAACCGTGATGAAGATGAGCGGTATATGATGATATTTGATGGTACAGGGGTGTCTATTTATGACCTTCATGGTAACAAGAAGGCAGTCAAGTATGAGGGGAATGCACAGCAGTATTTAACGGTGTCTAAACCCCGTACACAGTTGCGGCTGGTCACTATTGCGGATTACACATTTATTGTTAATAGGAACTTTAAAGTGACAATGGGGGACAAAAAGGTATCCTCAACGTGGGATGACCATGCTTGTCTCATAAATGTTAAATCGGGGCAATACGGGCGCACCTATACCATTTTTATTAATGGAGAAAATGTTGCGTCTTTTACAACACCCAATGGGGATAATGCAGAAGATGCAAAGAAGATAGACACCAATTTTATTCGAGACCGTTTAGCAGAAAAGGCACGAGAAAAAGGATGGCAGACACAGCTGGTAAACTCTGCATTTTACATGAGAAAAGAAGAGGTACATATAAATTCTTGTTCATGTGATGATGGTTTTAATGGGAATGCTTTATTTGCTATCTTTCATTCAGTACAGAAGTTTACAAATTTACCAGTAACAGCTGTACAGGGATATACGGTGAAGGTTATCGGGAACAGTGGCTCTGATGCAGATGATTATTATGTGTCATATGACGCAACCGATAATGTATGGAAAGAATGTGCAAGACCTGGCATACTTGCAGGCTTTAATAATTCAACGATGCCACATACACTGGTCAGAAACGCAGATGGGTCCTTTACCATTAAAGAGGTTTCATGGGATGAGAGAAAATCAGGTGATGATGACTCAAACCCCCACCCATCTTTTGTAAACAACAATATCAATGATATCTTTTTATTTAGAAACAGACTTGGTGTTTTGTCTGGAGAAAACGTTATTTTGTCACGCTCTGCCTCCTTCTTTGACTTTTGGGGGGCATCAGCAGTAGAAGTACAGGATACAGACCCCATTGATTTAGCGGTGTCTGATAACCAGGTGTCCATTTTGTACTATGCGGTACCCTTTTCAACAGACCTGGTGTTGTTCTCACAAAACTCACAATTCATTTTGTCTGTAGATGGCGTCTTATCCCCACAGAATGCTTCCGTGCCACATACCACATCCCTTGCATGTGATGTGGCGGTTGCCCCAAAAACAGTGGGGAGACGCATTTACTTTATTGTAAAGAGAGCACTATACTCCAGCGTAAGGGAATACTATACAATGGATGATACCCGTGGGACTAAAGACGCACAGGACATTACATCACATGTCCCATCGTTATTAAAGAATGGTATTTATGATATTTATTCTTGTGGTAATGAAAATATTGTATTACTGCCGTCTGTGGGGGACACCTCAAAATTATATGTATATAAATTCCTCTTTGCAGATGATGAACGATTACAGTCTTCTTGGTCTTATTGGGAATTTGATAAGGCCACTGTTTTAGGTGGGGGCTTTATTGGGTCTGAACTGTACCTTTTATTAAACAGAGACAACCGACTATTTATGGAGAAGGTAATATTTACTTACAACACAAAGGATTATGAAGATGAACCTTATAGGGTCTTTTTGGACAGAAAGGCAATTACTGCCCCCATTCCAGCGGCAAACTATGATGACATTAATCATCAGACTATTTTGCACCTTGGGGCTTCTTATAACCATGCTGTGCCTGATGGTACTTACTATGGTGTAGTAACTCCTGATAAGCACTATTTTGAGTTTTCCGCAGAAGACGTAAAGGCAGATAAATGTTACCTTCATGGGAACTATGTGGGACAAAAGGTGACAATAGGACAGGTTTACACCTTTAGAATTGATTTTTCTACTATTTATGTCAAGCGTAAGACAGATGCAGGGGTTGTTGCTGATGATGAGGGACGTCTCCAGCTGACCAACGCAAAGATAAACTTTGAAGAGACGGGAGTATTTGAAGTTAAGGTGTCTCATAAAGACAACAGGGCGGACAATAAATATTATCACACAGGGCGTGTCTTAGGGCAGGCTGTAAACAAACTGGGCATCATTCCATTAGAGACAGGGGCAATGCTCTTTCCAATTATGTCTGTCAATTCAAATTGCATTATTTCAATTAGTTCCAGAGCCCCCACACCTGTTTCCTTAATGGAATGGACGTGGTCTGGAAATTATCAGAAAAGGACACACAGTATATGATAGCTATTATGCCAGCAACGAAAGAGCAGCTGCATTATTTTGCACAGCATATCCGAAAAGCGGATGCTCAAGAAGTTTTTCATGCCACAGGAATTTATGATAGGACACATCTTTATGTTACTTTATGTCACTTAAAGGGCGTCATGGCTGTTACACTGCCTGATGGTTCTTTACTGGGTATTGGTGGAATAGAAACACTTAATGAAGACACAGCAAAAGTATGGCTATTACTGACTACAAACGTAGAGAAGCATAAAATAGAATTTATCAGATGGTCTAAAGGTTTTAAAGAGGTTCTTTTACAGCACTACAGAGTAATTACAAATGTGGTGTGGTTATGCAATTATACACACGTAGTCTATTTGAACTACTTAGGGGCCCGTTGGAGACGTTTAAAGGGCAATTGGGGTACATTTACAATTACACGAGAAGAGAAGGTGAAAGATACAGATGTGCACATGGGCAGTCGCAGGACAGATGGCCTTACAAGCCTGGGGCATACGACAAAGGAATAAAGCAGCCGCACAGGCCGCAAACATGAAGATGACAGGCGCTGTGCAGGAAATGAACTATGCTTTTCAAAACTATGAACAGGAAAGGCGAGACTCTTATGAGGCGGCTGTTAATGACATTATAAAAACCCGTATTAATCAAATGCAGTTAAATTCTTCTGTCCAGGCGGCTATTGCAGAAGGCATGGCTGGAGGTGGAAGGACAGCTGACCGCCTGATTAGGGCAGGTGAAGCAGACACAGCCAGAGCCATTGGGTCTATTCAGGATAACTATAGCCGCAAGAGTAATGAGATTGACCTGAACAAAGAGACCACTGCTTTGTCTACCAAAGAATACATTGCTAATACCTATGCACAGGCTAAGCCTGATAAGATAGGTGATTTGATGTCTTTAGCTGCCACAGGCCTAAAGGGGTATGCAGCAAAGAAAGATGCTACAGCCATAAATAACTATCGTAGGAATGTTAATGTGTCTCCAATTGAAACTACAAGGAACGCATTAGGTAACGATAGGGGCTGGGGGGACTATACAGGTTATAAATTGAAGACAAAGAGACAAAATGATTATAACTTTGCATGGGAACCTAAATATTCCAATTCACGTTTTAGAACTATGAACAGATTAAGGGAGGGGGTCTAAGATGCCTACAAACATAGCAAATGCTATTGGAACACAGCGGCAATTTACTAAGCAGCCTGTAGCTACATATGTTTCACGTTTAAATCCATTGCAGTCTTCCTCCCGTTATATAGATGCCCAGGCTATGCCAGGAAACCGTTTAGCCCATTCCTTAGGTATCTTTGGGGACGCTGTAGAGTCTTATATATCAGAAAGGGACAAACAGAAACAATTAGACGCCAATAAGGTTGAAGCACTTTTAGGGGCTACAGACCCAAAATCATGGGCAACAGCCACCTCTGCACAGCTTTTGGCACAATATGGCCAGTATCAACTGGCAGACAACCCGTATGCAGTAGCGTATATTGATAAGATGCGTGGAAAGCATATGGCAATGATAGCTGACCAGGAATATGCAAAGCTACGGGAAGAGCAGGGAGAGCTCCCCACAGCAATGGAAGAAGCAGAGCGCTATTATTCCTTTAAGCAGTCTTATTACCAGGACATGAAAGATAAGCTCCCCTTTGAAGTTAATATGGATAGTCTTGATGAAGGCTTTTATGAAAGCTATGAAAAGGGTCTGGTACAAAGCATCAGCTTGCAGGGTGCCCAGCGTTCAGCTAATTACAAAGCAGAGCGTGATGGGGGCTTTCAGGTGGCATTAGGGGATTTAACCCATCAAATGTCTTTGGGAATGTCTAATGAAGATGCTACAGCAGCAGCTACCCAGAAGTTTTTAGCTATGGCTCTTAATGGTTATCAACCATCCGAGTCTATTAAAATGGCCGAAGGCGTACTGAAACAGGCAGCCCGTGATGTGGGGTCTCCTGATAAGATACAGGCACTGGGAGAAGCAACCTTATATAGAGACCCAGAGACGCTGGCTGATGTTAAAGTAAAAGATAAGATTGACTTACAAGACTATTTAGTTATGGCGGGGCAGTCTTCTTTTAATAAGATGAATAAATGGTCTATTGATAAGACATCTGAAATTGATAAATTAAAGGCAGCGGGGGATACAGCAGGTCTTCAAGCTTACGCAGAAAAGCTGCAAAAAGACAGCCCCCAGGGTTATCTTACACTTGAGTCTTATCTTCGCAAGGCCATAGACGCCGCCCCTGAAATAAAAGCACGTTTATTGGAAAAAGAAGCAAGGAACCATGCAAAACAGGTAAATGCAGACATAGGCGTCCGAACAGCTAAAAAGGCTATTTATACCCTGTTGTCTGGTGGCAGGGCTGCTCTGGGCAATAATCTGACTGTACAGCAGTATGATGAGACAGGAAACATTGTTACAAAGACAGTCTCAAAAGATGACCAGAACAGGGCAGCAGAAGAGGTATATATGGAACTCATGCAGTCTTCCGCAGACCCCGCTGTAAAAGCAAGACAAATGATGGCTGTCTTAGACTTTGCGCCGCATGGTGCCCTTGCAGAAGGCATAAAGAACCAGGTGCATGAAGCCTTGATACACCCATCTGCATCGGCCTTAAATGATGCTTTTTCAAAGAGCTTTGGGGGAATAACAACGGGTCTACATATGCTGGCAGCTGATACACCACGGTTTATGTCTATCTTTGGTGATGAAGACACAGCTAAAATTCAGACATTGCAGATGCTGATGGATATGAACCCAGACCCAATGAATGTAGAACAGCCTTTGGCTATGTTCATTAATGGGGCAGAAAAGCTGGCAGATAAGGTACAGAGACAGCTGTTCGAGGATGACTATATAAACATGGCGAATAATAACGCTGTAGAAACTTTAGATTATTCTACAGAGGACAATGAGAGCGTTAAAGCAGACAGGGCGTACCTTGATGACCCCTTAGTGCAGCCTTTAGCACACAATTTGTTCCTTTATGCCCGTGCATGTGGTATGGATGAAGACACAGCAACCCAGCAGGTCAATGATACAGTATCAAGAGTATTTATGACCTATAAGGGGCACATTTTGCCTAAAGCGTTCTTTTCGGACATTTCGGCAGATGACAAGCTGGATGCAGGTGCTGCCACCATGAATTGGCTAAGGCATAAGACAGCTATCAATAATGCTGCATGGGGTGTAGAAGAAGACAATTTGTACTTTGAATACAGCCGCTGGGACCATACGTTGGTCTTAAGGTCTACAAATTGGGCACAGCCTGTAGCTGCTTATACCAAAGCACAATTTACAGAACAGTCCAATATTATGTCTGATGAATTAGCCAACGGTAATGAAACAGCGGCGGCTATTATAGACAGTGAAACAAATACAGATGATACGTCAGATGATAATGATAGTATCACTGATGATATTTTAGATAGGTTTAAGGGAATTATAGATTGATAAGGAGGTGTCTAAGTGCCAGGTGATATGAAACCCTATATGGATTTGGCGGAGATAGCTGCACAGGAATTTCAAAATAAGACAGGTAGATATCTTGACCCTAATCTGATATGGGCACAATGGTACCACGAGACAGGTGGCTTTACGTCTGAACTCTTCCGAACAGGAAACAATTTAGGGGGCTTTACAACCACTGAAGATATGGGGGATGACTGGAGGCAGCCTGATGGAGACCTCTGGTATAAGCCTTTTTCTTCCAGAGAAGAAGGGGCAAGATTTGCTGGTGCTTATCTGGCAAATTATGTCGAGAACGGTATTGCAGATGCAACAGACCCTGTATCTTATGCACAGGCATTAAAGAATGGTGGTTATTATGGGGCGTCTGTAGAAGAATATGCTTCAGGGTTAACCCGTGCTTTAGGTGTGTCTCCTGATTTTCAGGTGTTTGAAGAGGCGCACCCAATAGGGCCTTGGGGAGAGACACCCGCACCTATTCCTGAAGACAACCGCCATCCGTCTTACTTTGAAAGAACATGGGAAGAAACAAAAGATAAATTTATTGATAATGCAGTCGATGATGGTGCATGGGCTGTCTTAAGAAACCTTTGGGCAAACATAAATGCATCAGGAGTGTCCCACTTTCTGGATACATATAATCCATCTCAAGAAGAAGTAGAGATGGTTAAAAGAGAACTGCCAGATACAGATACACAAGGCAACAAGATAGCGGGAGCGTTAGCGGCACAGGAATATGTCTTAACACATGCATCCAGTGCAGAAGCCTTACAAGAGCTCCTCTACATGAAGCAAGAGGACATGCAGAGGAGGGCACGTGTTTCCCAGATGGAATATGGGCTATCTACATTGGGCTCTGTGGTGGGGGCTTTATTTGACCCTGTAACTATTGTAGCTGCGGGTGTCTCTGGTGGTACAGCCTTACTGGCAAAAGCTGGTAAGGTAGCTGCTTTAACTAAAAAGATTTCACTTTTAAAGAAACAAATGCGGGTGTCTTCGGCTATTACAGGTATGGATAATTTTGCCATTCAGTGTGGCACGAAAGTTGCTTTAGGCTCCGCAGTGGCTACAACAAACCGTTGGGCAGCAAAGAATTATGGTGGCTGGGAACCAGACTATGCTTCTGCTGCTTTCCTTGGTGGGGCCATTGGGGGCGCTATAGGCCTTGCAGGACGTTTGCGTAAAGCAGGTGTCCGTGGTAAGAAGATTAACGCCCTTGAAGACACCATAGAGCAGACTAAAAGAACCATAGTGGCACAGGCAGAGGATTATGTCTCCCCTATGTCACATAAAGGGCAGGTAGTAGACTACCTGTCCAAAGTAAACCAGAGGCGGCTGGCAGATGGCAGCAAAGAAGCACAGGAACTCATGGATGCTAATAAGCTCTTTATTGTGTCCAGAGAGCATGCAGAGAAATTGGCTGCCTACAATGGTATTTCTTTAGACAAGAAAGCAGTGGCCTTTACTGATAAGGCATCAGGGGTGTCTGTTCTATTATCCGATAAGGTGACACCTAAGAACATTAAGGGCTTAGTGGCACATGAGGTTGGTGTACATCAGGGTTTTAAGGCCATCGTTAAGGATAAAAAGATGTATGACAATATCATGGATATTGTAAAACAAAAGATGCAGCGGTCCTCTAACAAGGCATGGAGACAAGCAGCAAAGCAGGCTGATACGCCAGAAGAGGCATTAGCTTATTGGGCAGAACACACTTTTAATAATAAAGATAGTTTATGGAAATATCTTAAAAAGGCCCTTTATAAAAATGAAGAAGACTTGTCTGATGTTGCTTTGAAGAAGCTGGTTCAGCAGAGTCTCAAAACAACAGGGTTATCTGCACTGGTAAAGCATCAACAAGCTTATCAGGACGTTGTTCATCTCATAGAAAAAAGACGCTATAATAAAGGTGCTATAAAATCTTATAGAAACTGGGAAAAAGCAAAGCAACAGACAAAAACTACCGATGAAGCAATACAATATTGGTTATCTCATTATTATGATGAGAATGATAGAGTATGGCAGAAGCTTAAACGCAGTTTAGACACCCAGGGCATGCAAATAAATGATGCGGATATAAGAGATATTCTTGTAAGAGGATATGCGTTTAAAAATCAGCCCGCTGCATCCTCGCTTTCGGATGGGTCTAATGTAGTTATGGATATTCATTATTCCAAAGACAATATGCTAACCCCTGTTCATGAGACCTTTATGGATACTAAAGGGGCTGTGTCTAAAGAAAATAAACACTGGTACCTTGATTTCCTGGGTCTTCATTTTTCTCCAGGGGAATGGCTGGAGGCAGGCTGGCTTCCTGGCACTCTTTATGGTAAGCTGGCCTCTTCCCGTCTGCCACGATTACGAGAAGCAGCAAATATCCTTTTACACGATGCACAAATGCGTGGCCATGAACGTTTTGGTATGACACAATCAACAGAGGACATTAAACGGTTTATGCAAGACCGCTGGCTGTCTATGTATAATGATTTTATGGATGACCGTATCAAATATACGGTAAAAACGTATGGCCATGTGGGGGCATTAAGAAATAAGTATATCAATAAAGTAAATGAGGACATTGTTAAATGTTACAATTTACTTAATGAAAACTGCGCTGCCTTAGGTAAAACAGACACCTTATCTAAATACCCCGCTGAAATTGTGTCTTTAGCAAGGCGCATGAAAGCCATTCGCAAAGATATGATGGAATTTGGGGCAGCGGAAGGTGAAAAGTTAGGAGGCCGAAAAGGCACAGGATCCTACCTAAGTCATGATGGTCTCTTTAATGATGATGAGTTTTACCGTATTGTCGACATGGATAAGATGTATGACTATGTAGGGGCACATTATTATGGTGGTGCTAAAGGCTGGGATAAATTCCAGGAAATGCTTACGGATTATGCAAGACGCAATGCAAACAGAAAGGTCATTCGAGAGCAGCTGGAACACAAAGCCAAACAAGACTTTGATATTGCAAGGCTTCAGTATAACAGCAAGCCACACGGGCCTAAAGACGTCCCGCCTGTTAAGATAGACGTAACCGATGAAGCCGTGGATGCATGGATAGAGGAAAATGCTAAAGACTGGGCATTCGGTATTAAGGACAGACACATGTCTGATATGGAGTTTATGGATGGCGATGTGTCTACTTTTAGGGACAGTATGGCCTCCTTTAATCACCGTTTCCCTATGGATACAGCCGCTGAAATGGATATTGGTAACGGTGTTACCTTCTGTTTTGACCGAGATATGCGTGATTTTGATATAGACAAAATTATGCCACAGATGATAAATAGAATGTCTGGGGATGTTGCCCTTCATGCAACCTTTGGGGAAGGTGGTACCAAAGATTTTCTGGATACCTGCGCCCAAGAATTAGAAAAGAGCAAACATATATTGGGCAAAGGGGGTGCAGAGAGACAGAAAGATGCATTAAGACGCTCCATCCAGATGATAAGAGGTGTTGGTGATTATAATACAGCCGACATGAAGAATTGGAACTTGCTGTCCAATATGATACGTAAGCACTCTTATGCAAACGTAGGTGGTAACATGACCTTTGCACAGACAGGTGAAATTGGGTCTATGGTTGCTTACAGCGGCTTTCATTCTTTGCTGTCTGGTATCCCTGTCTTTGGTAAAACACTGGCCAGGGGCTGGAGGCACATGTCTAAGGGAGAACTGGCGTCTATAGCCGAAGCAGCCGAAAAGCATCTAAAGGGAGAGTCTATTGCGACCAAAGCGTGGCATATGAGCTCCTCTATGACTAACCGTGCCTTTAGTCAAACTATGGCACATAATGATGATGGTTCACGTACCTTATTGTCCACAGTGGCCGATAGTGCTTACAAATGGACACATAGAGAGTCTTTATTGACCTCTACTGTAAACCAGATGACAAAGCTGACAGACGCTATGGAACAGGAGTCCCGCATTAGTGCCCTTACAGACCTTATAGACTGGGCAAATGGTAAAACATTTAGTGTCTTTAGGAACCCCGTAAGCGCAAAGAAACTGAAAGCAGCAGGGGTGTCTGATACGGTTAGCATGAAACGGGATATAAAGAAATACCTGGATGTTTCACAAGACCAGGTAGCAGCCTCCATGGACAAATGGATGCAGGAGTCTCCTGATACGTTTACATTATGGAGACAGCTGGTTAGAAATCAATCATTGCGGTCTATACAACAGCAAACCATAGGGAACGCTGGGTACCTTAAAGATGCTAATTGGTACACTAAGCTGTTCTTCCAGTTTAAAGATTTCACGTTCAGAACTATTAATGGACAGATGATGAGGGCATTACAGTCCCATGAAGTGGACGATGGGATGGCATTAATGTTCTCCATGGGCACAAATGCTATGACCTACTATGGCTTGACAGTAGCCAGAGGATACGCTATGTACCCCAATGATACTGCCAAACGAGAGGCCTTCTTTGATAGAAACCTTACGCCACAGCGTTTAGCCCTGGCGGGGTTGACAAGAGCATCCTTTATGTCTATTCTGTCTGTAGGTACCGATGTAGCGGAAATGTTTACGGATTTCCAGGGCTTTAGGACAACAGTAGATAATACTTATAAGAAGCCCCGTTCGGATATGTCCGTTAGTGGTAAGCTTGGTAAGGCTATTGGGCAGGCCCCTGCTATTGGTGTTTTGGATAAGACAGCTTATGGAGCGGTAGGTGCTTATGATCTTGCTACTCACCAGGGAGACACCAGGGATTTTGATAATTTGATGAGGTCTTTACCGCTTGGGTCTTGGTGGGCAATGGTAGGTGTGTCTTCTCTTATCAAAGATGAGGTGAACATAAAGAAGCCGAAGACCAAAAAGCCTACACCTAAGAAGAAAGTATATAAGCAAAAAGGTCTTTTAGAAAAGCTAACAGGAGGATAATATGATAGACGATTGGAAATGGGAACAGATGTCTACACAAGAGCAAGAAGATTACAATCGGATACGAGAAATTGCCACCAATGATGTAAAAAGGAGTGAATACATGACAGGGGCGGAGCAGGTTCGCTTATTGGCTATGTATGCATTAGCTACCTATGGTGGTGCTTATACAGTGGTTATGACAAATGAGCACTTTGGTATTATAGGTGCTATTATCCTTTTATGCTTATATGCAAAAATATTCTGTGCACCATAAATACATAACGAAGTAACAAGGAGGGTCTTAATGACCCTCTATTTTTTTTTGTAAGAAAGGAGCCCTATGGCTGACGAAAGAAAAACACAGGTGACATACCAGGGCAATGGGACACAACGGGTCTACTCTTTTTCGTTTGATTATCTTCGCAAGGCTTTTGTTAAAGTACGTTTGATAGATAATGAGACACGAAAAGAACTGGTACAGGGAACAGAATACACTGTAACAGATAAACAGATTACCTTGACGTCTCCCACTAACCTGAAGATAGAAATTGTAAGGCAGACCACTACACAGCCACTGGTAGCCTGGAAAGATGCGTCTGTACTAAAAGCAGTCGATATGTCTGTACAAGAAGTACAGCTGCTGCACTTGGCGGAAGAAACCAGAGATGAAGTACGTGATGGGGGTATGGCTTTGTCTGAAGCGGCACAGGCTTGGGATGCACGTATGCACCGCATTATTAATCTTTTAGACCCTCAAGATCCTACAGATGCTGTTACACTACACTACATTACCGCAAATAAAGAGTCCTTTTTGAATGAATTGAAAGCAAAAGGACAAGAACAGGTGCAGGGCATTACACAGACAGGAAACACCTATTTAAATAGGCTCAATGCCTTAAAACAGGCGGGGGAAGCTTCTGCAAGCAGTGCTGCCCAGGCCAGCTTACAGGCAGTGGCTGCACAGAGCAAAGCTAAAGATTGGGCAATAGCAATGGGTTCTCCTGATGGACAAGTCGATACAGATTCTTCGACAGGGAAGACACAGTCCAGCCGCTCATGGGCTTTACTTGCAAAAGACCTGTGGTCTCAATGCGTCTCTGTGCTAAATGAAGTAAAAATCTATATGCAAACTGCGGTCAATAAGGCAAGAGACGCAGCTACAGCAGCGCAACAGGCTAATAATGCACAAACAGTAGCACAACAGCAAGCAACCAAAGCAACCACACAGGCAACACAGGCGGCACAATCTGCACAGGCTGCTGCTAAAAGTGCACAACAGGCTGCAACATGGAACCCCGCTGCTTATGATACAAGACAGGTCAGTGAACAGAAATATGCTAAAAAAGAAGAAACACTGGCGGCTGCAATGAATAATGGGGGGCTTAGTGATTGTCTCCTTGTATCCTTAGATGACCCTTATAGTCCCCTAAACCAGCCCCATTTAATAGCTAACAACACACAGATAAACACGCCGCCTAATGTATCTTGGGGCATACGACAGGTCTTTTATGTGTCCAATAAGTGCATTACTGTTCAAGTGGTTGGTGTCAATAATGCTAAAAACCAGACTGTTATTTGGTATAACACATATAACAATGGGGGATGGACAGGGTGGGTGCAGAACCCCATTATAGGGGAAAATGGTCACCTTTATTTTCCTAATGGGGAGATGTGGATAGAATGAGTCATTCAAACCACTCTTTAAAAATATATGATAGTAAGGCAAATAAAACGTACCCCATTTCATTGTACACACGAAAAGAGGAGTGTAATACAGATAATAATTGGTTGCCGTTATTAATTGACAATCAGATATTATTTATGCCTATTACCCCCTATTTAGGTAATGAAGCAGCGGGAGGCAGCACAGCTGTACGTACTTTAAAAAATAATAAAACGTATCAAATAGTGCAGAGTGGAGAATTTTATTTAAAAATACAACAAACCTCTAATCAGACAATTACACTGCATGTTGGCGGGCAAAGCTGGACAGATGAAAATGAACATTGGTTCCCTTATGGGACACAATGGACAGCTACAATAGTAGGGCATGATGGTTATAATCCTGGGGCATTAAATGTGTCTTCAGGGACACTAACGGACAATAATGCGACAGTAACTGCTACTGGTGCTACGGTTGCTTATGTTTCTTGTACTATGAAAGTTTCTAAGCACAAAACAGCATATATTTGCACGGAGTTTACCCCCAGTACCATAAAGGGCATTCAGTTTAATCGTTTAACAACCGCAAAAAATGTATACAGTTTAGATGTATTGGTTACAAATGGGGCAGGACGCCGTGCAATAATGCTTGTTGGGGGCATATCGTTAGATATGACGTTTCCAAGTGATGGGCACTGGATAGCTCCTTATAGGCAAGACTTGGCAGACTATTTATATTCATATATAGGGCAAACAGTACCCATACAAATATTGGTGTATTAAGGAGGAACAAATGCGATATCACGATATGCTTACTTTTTGGTTTTTATTTTTATGCTTGCTTTTTGCATCCAGGTTGGTGGTGAAATTTTGAGAACAGAAACATTTAGAAATGATGTTATAAAGGTTACGCCTTCAGCGGGTGTGACCTTTTCGACTTTTATGGGTTTTTCTTGGAATGAGTGGGTCTACATACTGACCTGCATTTATACAGTAATTCAAATAGGTTGGCTGCTATACAAGATGTATAAAGCCATTAAAGAAGAAAGGAGACACGCATGACACCTGATGAATTTATTAATTGGTTAGGGCCTAAAGCGGCCGCAGTGGCACATAAATGGAACCTTCCTGCATCCGTATTGATTGCACAGGGGGCTCTGGAGAGTGGCTGGGGGCGGTATGTGATTGGTGATTACAACATCTTTGGCCGTAAGTGGAACGGAACAGGCCCTTATATTGTCACAGAGACACAAGAGTGGTCCGATACATATGGCTACTATACGATTGAAGACCGCTTCCAGGATTACAATTCTTTGGAAGAAGCTTGCGAAGATTGGTGTATTTTGATGGCCGAAGAGCCTGCATATGCGGAAGCATGGCAGATTTGGAGCAACACTTTTGATGTGGCCTCCTTTGTCTATGCTATGGGTAGTGTCTATGCAACCGACCCTGACTATGCAAATAAAGTTTTGTCTATTATTGATGCAAATACACTGCAAGCTTACGATGATTATGGGGTGCATAACGCATGATAAAAATTGATGAAAAGCTGATAGACCAGATAGCAGAACTGGAAGTTACCGCACTGCTTGAAGGGTTGAAAGACAAAGAGCTAAGAAAGAACCCTGCTTTTCTGGATAAGGTACGGAAGTTTCTTAAAGAAAACGATATGAAGACTACACCAGAAACTAAGGGAATGACGGAATTAAAGAAACAGGCAACCGAAGTAATTCCCATCTTTAAAGACATGAGGTGATAAAGAGTGTGGACAGAAGAACAGATAACAGAAGCAAGCAAAGATTTTCGTGTCTTTGTCTTCATGGTCTGGAAAAGTATTGGTCTTCCTGCCCCCACTGCCATCCAATATGACATAGCAAAATACTTAATGACCCCACCTGGAGACCGCTTTATCATTGAGGGTTTCCGTGGGGTTGCTAAGTCTTTCCTAACTTGTGCCTATACGGTATGGCGATTGTGGAAAGACCCACAGCTAAAGGTATTGGTTGTCTCCGCCTCCAAAGACAGAGCAGATGCAAACGCTGTCTTTATCAAACGTATTATTATGCTCTTGCCTTTTTTGGAACCTTTATTGCCACAAAGAGGACAAAGAGATACACAAAATCTTTTTGATGTGGGGCTTGCTGTCCCTGATATTTCCCCGTCTGTTAAATCCGTGGGTATTACAGGACAGATAACGGGAAGCCGTGCAGACTTACTGATAGCAGACGATAAAAAGAATGTCGTCATTAAACCCCTCTAATTCGGTGAAACTCTCATATGAGACAATACCGAGCGAAGCCTATACAAATAGGAACGTGTAACGACTATTCCGAAAGGAAGTACACACAAACGTGTGGAAACGGGGGGTATGCATATATGCATAAAGATATAGTCTAATCTGCATGGTGACATGCAGCATCTTTAATAGAAGATGGCATAGGGAGTAGTGCCCCTATGTTAATACAATGGTCGAGGTTCCTAATAATTCGGGAACACAGATACAGCGAGATAAGCTATCAGAAGCTGTAAAAGAATTTGATGCTGTCTTAAAACCAGGAGGACAAATTATTTACCTGGGCACCCCACAGAATGAGATGTCTCTTTATAATGAGCTAACTAAACGTGGGTACAAAAAGATGGTATGGACAGTTACTTATCCAAAAGACCAGAAAGAACGCGAAAATTATGGGGACGAATTAGCCCCCTTTATTGCCCAGAAGTTTGATATGAACCCCACCAGGTACAGCGGGTTACCTACTGACCCCGAAAGGTTCGATGAAGACGAAATAGCTAAACGAAGGCTATCTTATGGGCGTGCGGGTTTTGCTTTACAGTTCATGCTCAATACGAACCTGTCTGATGCCGAAAAGTATCCTTTGAAAGTTAAAGACCTTATTGTGGCTGATTTAGACTTAAACAGCTCCTCTATGAAATGGGCATGGTGCAGTGAACCGTCTAAAAGGTTACATGATGTACCCTGTGTGGCACTTAAAGGTGATTACTTTTATGGAGCATTAAGTCGCTCTGAAGAGACAGAAAACTATACAGGAACAGTAATGGCGATAGATCCGTCTGGCCGTGGAAAAGATGAATCAGCATACGCCATTGTAAAGTACCTAAATGGTTATTTATTTCTTATGGAGGTGGGGGGATACCGTAATGGTTATGCCCCTGAAACTCTTTCTGCTTTAGCTTTAAAGGCTAAGTTTTATGGGGTTAATGAGGTTGTTATTGAGTCTAACTTTGGAGATGGTATGTTTTTACAGTTATTAAAACCTGTATTAAATAAGACCCATCCTTGTTCTACTTCAGAAGTAAATAATAGGACACAAAAAGAGCAACGCATTATTGACACCTTAGAACCTGTTATGATGCAGCACAGACTTATCATAAATACCACAGTAATTATGGAAGACTATGGTGTTTATGAAGGCAACCCAGCGTACTCATTGTTCTACCAAATGACCCGTTTATGTAACGAAAGGGGCGCATTGGCACATGATGACCGCTTAGATGCTGTGTCTATGGCAGTAGCCCACTGGAAAGAGGTTTTGGATAGGGATGCCGATACGGGCATTGAAGAACACCTTGAAGAACAATTAGAAGCATGGTCTGACCCTGATAGAGGTATTACATATATTCCTGATATGGGTAAACAACAATTATCCACAGGCCACTATCACCTTAAGAACCTTGCTCCATATCGTTCATAGATTGCAATGAAGGGGTCTATTTGCCCCTTGAAGGCACCTTAATGAGTCATATGTCATTCGAAAGAAACTACACTAACTAATAAAAACAATTTACACAGAAATTTCTTGAATGATAAATTACTCATGAAAGATACAAGAGGGGCCTTCCTGACCGAAATAGACCCCTTTTTGAACGTTTTAAAAGCATAGGAAGAGTACAGTTAATAATAATAATTATAATAAATTCACTCTTTCTATTTGCTTTTCTTTTTATAATTTGCAATTCATTCCTAAATATAGAGGTGATTGTCGCACTTATATACAAAGTGGTGATTGTCGCACTTATTAGAAGAAAGAGAAAGAAAAAAATTCCAAACACGAGGGGGAAAGACAACACTTAGATATACATATAAGTACATATATGTAACATTAAGGTACATTAAGGTTCCTCTATGTAACAATATGTAACATTAAGGAGGCATATAAGTAATGATTGATGATTATAATAAAGACCACTTACCAGTACCTTCTTGTAGTACCAGGGTTATAAGAACGGGGAGAAACAAGCGTCCATATACACAATTACAAAGACGATTATCTAAGGTATTGTTTGTTAGTATTATTATTATTTTAATATTGTTTATTAGTACATTTATAATGACCCTATGTGGCATCAATGTACCCAATATTAATTACCTATTGGAAGCATTGAGAGTCATAGGGGGATTATGGGGACAAACAGGACTCTAACCAGTTTGGTCAGTTATGATAAACAATATCTAAACAATAGGAGGATATAATTTATAAAATGTTTATTATTTCAGAGCAACGAAAGAAGATATTAATTATAACCATAGCTATTATCCTTTTCTTGAGTGGTTTATTTATTGGTTATAAACTGTTTTCACCACCTAAGGAAGAAGCTAATTATGGTAAGTTTGCAACATCCGATAAAGATATTATTACTGTGACCAATACGCACCAAGTACGTCCTAAAACGTCCTTAACGTCCCCAGATGTTACTATAAGACAGCCTGAAGTGGTTGTACAGCTGCCCAATAAGGGTATCGTTAAGGTACCACAGGGGCACACTTTAGACAATAAGACACAATTAGATTTAACACCCGTCATTAAGGAGATGGCAAGTGAGAGATATAAAAGGAATTGGGAAGTGGGGGCTGGTGTGGGGTATAATAAAGAACGACATTCTGTTTATTATCCTATTGCTGTACAGCGCAATTTCAGCTATGATAGAGCTATTGAGGCGATAGTAGGGGTAGATAAGCATGGTGTCCAGAATGTGTCTGTAGTCTATAAAGTTAAGTTTTAACAATTGACACAAAATAGACACACAATACCCTGATTAGCCAGTGAATATCGTATTTATTATTATTTTAAGCATATAATAATACGGTACATATTTAAAAAGATTAGATATTATAAGGAGGAAAGGGAATGGAGAAATCCTTTCGTATGGAACTTGCCGGCCGTCCGCTGATTGTTGAAACAGGAAAAATGGCAAAGCAGGCAAGTGGTGCAGTTTTGGTCAGATACGGTGAAACCGTGGTTCTTGTAACTTCTACCGCAAGTAAAGAAGCAAGAGAGGGAATGGATTTTTTTCCGCTGACTGTTGATTACGAGGAAAAAATGTATGCCGTAGGCAAAATGCCGGGAGGATTTCTTCGGCGTGAAGGCCGTCCGGGAAATTCAGCAATTCTGAATGCCCGACTGATTGACCGCCCGATCCGTCCTTTATTTGATAAGAGGTGCCGCAATGATATACATGTGATGGCAACAGTTCTTTCTGTAGATTATGATAATGCGCCTGAACTTTGCGGAATGCTTGGCGCATCTGCTTCTTTGGGGATTTCTGATATCCCATGGGACGGACCGATTGCGGGTGTCCGTGTGGGCCGTGTTGACGGGAAGTTTGTCATCAATCCGACGCAGGAACAGCTCAAAGTATCCACTTTGAATATTACTGTTGCAGGTTCTGAAACAGCTATTCTGATGGTAGAAGGCGGCGCACAGGAGGCGCCGGAAGAAGATGTCCTTGACGCTATTATGTTTGGACATGAAACCATTAAAGAACTGGTGGCATTCCAGAAGAAGATTATTGAAGAAGTAGGAAAGCTGAAGCGTACATTGATCTTCCCGGAAATTCCGGAAGAGATTAAAATTGCTATTTATGCCTATGCTGAAAGACCGCTTAAAGAAGCGATTTTTAATCCAGATAAGCTGACCCGTGAAGCCCATATGGAAGAAGTAAGAAAAGAAGCGGAAACCCATTTCAAAGAAATTTATCCCGAAAATGGTTCCGTTATTACGGAATGCCTGAATCATCTCACCAAAGAAATTGTCCGTCATATGATTTCTGTTGATAAGATTCGTCCTGATGGACGTGCATTGGATGAAATCCGCCCTATCAGCTGTGAAGTCGGACTTCTTCCACGCGTCCACGGTTCTGCCCTGTTTACCCGCGGACAGACACAAGCGCTTACCATTACTACGTTAGCACCTATGTCGGAAACACAGATCATTGATGATCTGACCCAGGAAACAGAAAAGAGATATATTCACCAGTATAATTTCCCGTCCTATTCTGTCGGTGAAACAAAGAGTTCCAGAGGGCCGGGCCGGCGTGAGATCGGTCATGGCGCGCTGGCAGAAAGAGCGCTTATTCCCGTTATTCCGACAGTAGAAGAATTTCCTTACGCTATCCGCGTGGTTTCTGAAATACTGGAATCCAATGGTTCTTCTTCTCAGGCATCTGTCTGCGGGAGCACTATGTCTCTGATGAATGCAGGTGTTCCGATTAAGGCTCCTGTAGCGGGTATTGCTATGGGATTAGTTAATGAAGGGGAACATTTCACTGTTCTTACCGATATCCAGGGAATGGAAGACGCGCTTGGTGATATGGATTTCAAAGTGGCAGGAACGGCGAAAGGAATCACAGCGATCCAGATGGATATCAAAATCCATGGGCTTTCCCGTGAAATTCTGCTTGCGGCTCTTCAGCAGGCGCAGAAGGGCCGTATGTTTATTCTTGGAAAGATGGCCGAATGCATCGATAAACCGGCTGAACATCTGTCGCCTTATGCGCCGAAGATTATTACATTGACGATTCCGGTGGATAGAATTCGCGATGTTATCGGAAGCGGAGGAAAGATAATCAATAAAATCATCAGCGAGACCGGTGTAAAGATGGACGTCGAAGAAGATGGTCATGTATACATCGCGACACCTGACGAAGAAGCCGCACAGCGGGCAAAGAAGTGGGTGGAAGAATTGACTCATGAGGTGCAGGTGGGTGAAACTTATCTTGGTAAAGTGACACGACTTATGAAGTTTGGGGTATTTGTGGAAATCCTGCCGGGTAAAGAGGGGATGGTTCATGTATCCCAACTGGCGACGCGGCGTGTAGAAAAGCCGGAAGATGTAGTTCATGAAGGGGATGAGATTATGGTCAAGGTTACTGAAATTGATGACAAGGGCCGTATTAATCTTTCCCGCAAGGCCTTGCTCCAGGAGAAGAAATAAATGGAGGGGAAAAGGGGCTTTGAGATAGTCAGTACTTGGAAAGATGCAGGTATTTCCCTTCCGCGGCGTAAAACTGCCATGAGTGCCGGATATGATATAGAAAGTGCTGTGGAAACAGAGGTGCTGCCGGGAGAAATAAAGGTGATTCCGACAGGACTCAAAGCATACATGGAATCTGATGAGTATCTGGCAGTCTATATCAGATCCAGCATGGCCGTTAAACATGGCATTATGCTTGCAAACAGCACCGGTATTATTGATGCGGACTACTATGGGAATGAAGATAATGAAGGGCATATTATGTGTGCTTTATATAATTCTTCTCGAAAAGCTTTCCATATTTCTAAAGGGGATCGGATTGCCCAGGGACTGTTTATGAAATACCTTTTAACGGATGATGATCATACAGAAGGTAAGCGTATCGGCGGTATGGGAAGTACAGGTGTGCAATGAGTATTGAAAAAGAAAAAACCATCGATCATCGAACGATGTATGAAGGAAAGCTTCTTCACGTGTACTACGATGAAGTAGATATTGCCGGAGAAACTTATCGACGGGAGATTGTGGAACATCCCGGTGCTGCGGCGATTATTCCTGTGACAGAAGACAGGGAAATTCTTTTTGTAAAACAGTACCGCTATCCGATTAAGCAGGCATTGCTTGAAATTCCTGCAGGCAAGCTTTCCAGCGGTGAAGATCCCGGTGTCTGTGCGGTTCGTGAACTGGAGGAAGAAACGGGGTGTATTGGAACACTTCGTAAGATAGGAATTATTTATACAACTCCGGGATTCTGCAACGAAAAGATTTATCTGTATATAGCGGATCATCTGGTTTACACACATCAGCATTTGGATGATGGAGAATATTTGGATATTGTAAAAATACCGCTTAAAGAAGTATTTCAAATGGTTCATGAGGGGAAGATCACTGATGCGAAGACTTTATCCGCTCTTGCCATTGCCTCAGATATTCTTCACAGTATGATATGAACCAAAATCGTTTTACTGCTTCGGTAATGCCGAGGCGGTTTTTACGTGGAAATAATTCCGCGCAGTCTGTTTCCTGTGATACTCATGGTATAATGAAAAAATGGAAAAAGAAATTATAGAATCAAACGGGAAAAAAGTATCTTTTATCACTCTTGGCTGTAAGGTTAACCAGTATGACAGTGATGCCATGCGAAGTCTGTTTATCAGAAACGGATATAAGGTGGCAAAAGAAAATGAAAACGCTGATGTGTATGTCATCAATACTTGCTCCGTAACGAGTATTGGTGACCGGAAGTCCCGACAAATGGTACGGCGTATCCGACGTGAGCACCCCGGGGCTGTTATTGCGGCAGCAGGGTGTTATGCGCAGTTGGCGCCCGATGTTTTTGTACAAATGGGTGATGTTGATGTCATTGTGGGAATCCAGAATAGATCCCATATTGTGGAATATGTAGAAGAAGCCGCTGCCGAAAAGAAGACACTTAATGCAGTCGGTGATATTATGGCTGTTACTGATTTTGAAAACCTTTCTGTTGATGCGGAAGGGGAAGTCAAGACACGGGCTTTTATAAAAATACAGGAAGGCTGTGATAATTATTGTACGTTTTGTATTATTCCCTTTGCGCGGGGGAAACTGAAGTCCCGCCGCCAGTCAGATGCGGTAGAAGAAATCAGAAGATTAGTAGAAAAGGGTTATCGGGAAGTCGTGCTTACCGGAATTCATTTGGGGAATTATGGAAAAGATCTTCATGATGGAACTTCATTGTCGACACTTGTGACAGAATTAGTAAGAATCCCTGATTTACTCCGAATCCGGCTAGGATCTATCGAATCGGTGGAATTGTCTGATGAACTGATCCGTATTATAAGGGAAGAACCAAAAGTATGCCCCCATCTCCACTTGCCCATACAGGCGGGATCTGATGATATTCTTAAAAGAATGAACCGCCATTATCGGCTTGCTGAGTATAAAGAACTTATCCGGAATCTGAGAAAAGAAATTCCCGGATTAGCTTTGACAACGGATCTTATTGTAGGATTTCCCGGTGAAACGGAAGAGAATTTCAGAGAGACGCTGGATACCCTTCAGGAATTACAATTTTCGGCGATTCATGTATTTCCTTATTCCCCAAGGAAAGGANCNCCGGCTGCCGCTTATCCGAATCAGGTAAAGCCGGAAATCAAAAAGGAAAGGGCAGCCCGTGTGCAAGCACTGGGAAAAGAGCTGGCCGGAGCTTATAGGAACCAGTTTTTTCATAAAATGGTCCGTGTCTTAGTGGAAGAAGAAAAAGAGGGATTTTTTGAGGGGGTATCTGATGAATATATTCGTGTGTTCATCAAAGATAAAGATGTCGAAAAAGGCAAAGTGTATTCTGTATGGATTGATTCGATGACGGACAATGGAATGATCGGTATGGTACAAAAGGAGGAAGAAAATGAATAACTGTTTGTTTTGTAAAATTATCAGCGGGGAGATTCCGAGTATAAAAATTTATGAAGACGAGCATTGGTTTGCCTTTAAGGATATCGAGCCATGTGCACCTGTCCATATTTTGTTGGTTCCTAAAGTTCATGTAAAAAATATTCTCGGGATGACATCGGAAATCAATCATGATTTTTCTGATTTTTTCCTGATCGTAAAAAAAATAGCGGAAGATGAAGGACTTGGAGAAGACGGATTCCGTCTGGTGGTAAATACAGGAGAGAAAGCAGGGCAGTCAGTATTTCATTTCCACGCACATATTATAGGCGGAAAAGAAATGGGATGGCCGCCATTCCCTGAAGAGAAACAATGATTTCATTCCATAAATATTCATTGACAGTTAGATGACAATAAATTATAATTTAATAGTGTGCAATAGCACCCCATCAGTCTATTTGGAGGGAGGGATATGGATGTCTGAAATTAAAGTTCAAAAGGGCGAGTCTTTGGATAGTGCTCTTCGCAGATTTAAACGTTCCTGCCAAAAAGCCGGGGTTCTTTCTGAAGTGAGAAAACGTGAACATTATGAAAAGCCCAGCGTAAAACGTAAACTGAAATCTGAGGCCGCAAGAAAACGTAAGTTTAAGTAATAGGCAGTAAGGTGATGGAGTTGTCAATTAAGGAACAGCTGATGGCAGACATGAAGACTGCCATGAAAGCAAAAGAAGAAGGCCGTTTGGCATTAGGCGTTATCCGTATGGCACGGGCGCATATTCGTCAAGCAGAAATTGACGATGGACACGCGGATTTTGATGATGATCAGGTTCTTGCAGTCCTCCGGAAGGAAGTGAAGCAGCGGAAAGAAACGCTTGCTGAAATTAAGGATTCCGGCAGAGATGACCTGGTTGAGGAAACCCAAAAGGAAATTGCTGTGCTTGAAAAATATCTTCCGCCAGAAATGACAGAAGATGCCGTTCGTGCAGTTGTTATTGATGTGATTTCTGCTTTGGATCCGGAACGAAAAAATCTTGGTACGGCGATGAAAGTAGTCATGGCGAAACTAAAAGGGAAAGCAGATGGAAAAGTGGTTAACCGCCTTGTCCGGGACGTACTCGGCTGACTCTTTTATTGCTTGACAAGTATAAGATGCTTGATGTATTCTTAATTCACAAGTTAATATTACGTCAAAGATGACTCATTCCTTCGGGAGTGGGTCATTTTCGTTTGGTGGAACTTGGTTGTAAAGGATACAGCCGTTCTAAAAAAACTTATAGGAGGTTTTAAAATGAACAAAGATTTGCTGTATTGGATTCCGGCAGGACAGTATGGGAAAGAGGGTGTTCTTTCTTTACTGGCACAGCATCCTGAAATCAGATTTGTATCGCTCATCGGAATCGATCTTGCAGGCAATGATACAGATGAGAAAATTCCGATTGAAATATTTATGAAAGACTATGATGATTTCTTTGCGGGAAAAGCCGTGCAGACGGACGGCTCTTCTGTTGTATTTATGAATATAGCCACCTTGAATGATGCCAGAGTTGATTTTGTTGCAGACAGCACAGTTAACTGGTATGTAGATTATAATGACGAAAATGTGGACGATGCGACGGGACTGCCGGTGGGAACGCTGCGTATTCCCAGTTTTCTTATACACAATGACAAATTTATTGATTCCCGTTCTATTTTGAAACGGTCTTGTGATTATGTGGCGGAAGAATTAAAAAAACTCATTGCGGGAAAAACCATAAAGGGGATGGAGAATTTTCCGACAGGTGAAATTCAGGATATTGTTTTTACAACGGGTACCGAATTGGAATTTTGGGTAAAGACGCCGAGTGAAAAGGAAACAGTGCAGCATTTATCCATTTCTCAACGCTTGAAAGAACAGTATTGGCAAAGAATGCGTGGAAATGTCCGTACTGCGATGGAACAGGCTATTGAGGAACTGGATGCCAGGGGCATGCATGTGGAAATGGGACATAAAGAGGTCGGCGGCATTAAATCAAAAGTGGATGACGGCGGCCATATTTTTGATGTCTGTGAACAGCTGGAATTGGATTGGCTCTTTTCTACCAATCCGTTGCAGGCAGCAGATAATGAATTGACTGCCCGTATTATAATCCGTGAAGTATTTCGCAGAAACGGTCTTGATGTATCTTTTAAGGCAAAACCGATTATCGGGGTTGCAGGAAATGGTGAACATACCCACGTGGGATTTGCCGCCCGCCTTAAGAATGGAAAAGTTTTGAATCTCCTTGCACCGGAAGATTTGAAAAAAGAATATCTTTCTACCATTGGATATGGATTTATCATGGGCGTCTTGAATAATTATGAAGCGACCAATCCATTTATTTCATCTACGACGGACGCGTTTAACCGGCTTAAACCCGGATTTGAAGCACCGGTTTGTATTGTGACATCTCTTGGGCATAAACCGGAGCAGCCCTCTCGGAATAGAAGTATCCTGATCGGTTTAATTCGTGATTTGGGGAATCCAAAGGCGACCCGATTTGAACTTCGTGCGCCAAATCCCTTTACAAATACCTATCTGGCTGTTTCCTGCCTGTACCTGACAGCATTGGATGGTGTGAAATATGCGGTAAATTGCGGAAAGACACCTGATGAACTTTTAAAGGAGCTTTCTAAAACTGCCGGAGAAGATGCCGATTATCTGCAGAAAGAAAGAGAGTACCGCTGCGAGAAGAATGTGTTCGAAGATTATACGCAGGAAGAGCGGGATGCAGTATTCGGGAAACCGCCTGCCACGGTATGGGAAAATGTAAAAATTATGAAAGAAAACCCTGATAAAGTGGCTGTCTTGACGCAGGGGGATGGTATTTCTGACGCTATCGTAGATTCTTTTGTGGCCGGTATTGTATATCGGTGGGAAAATGAGTTGATTGATCGTTTGATCCCGGACACAGAAGCAGCTGTTAAGCGTTATAAGAAACTTATTCATGAAGATGAACTTGATGAAGAACGTTGGGATAGCATCAGTGCCAAGCGTATTGAGCTTATCAAGGATGGCAGGCATAAAAAATGCATCTGTACCAAACTGAAGGAGGCATTGAAGCGAAAGGACTATGATATGGCTTCCAATCTGCAGCGGGAAATGGTCCGCAAGACGGAAGCACTTGGTGAAGAATATCGTACATATGCTTTGAATATCATCGATTGATACCGGAATGAATTTGTTTTTGTCCAAAGGAACTGAACCGTAAAAAGGAGATAATCCTTGTTTTACGGTTTTTTTCTTTTACAGAGGCCGGATTTTTTCAAGCGTGGCGAGAATGGCGGTTTTCTGATATTTCCGTTATCCAAAAATTTAAAGGGATTCTTACGGAATGACAATGATCAAAATATGTATACTGAAATGAATAGCAGCTGGAAAAATGAAATAAAACGCAGAATTTAGGCTTTTCTGACATTTGAAGCCAAATCATTCGGGGAAATGATAAATATTTTTTATGCCGGTATGACGTACCTTTATCTGAATGTAGAAATAATTTGCATTATTAAGTGCCTTTATGCTAACCTAAAGGCAGAAATTTATTATTTGTTTTATGTATAGGGAAGTTATCTAATTCTCTGAATACTTGTTCATGCGGTGCTATCAATAAGATGATTCGAAGTCGGATGGGCGAAAGGTAAACGGGAACTTTCTATGGACAAGGAGTTTTTTCTTAGGCATATAAAGCAAAAGAAAGATATTTACGGTGAGATTTTCAAGTATAGTAGATGCTTTGACATAAATAATAATATAAATGTTTTTGGTGTTTCTGCTAACTGTCTGATGGAAGCCCGGTCCAATGAAGAAGAAACGGAATCGGGAAGGGAGCTTGTGTTTTTCAGGCATATAGATTTGTTGTCTGCTTACTTACAGTAGGCGTTTTTTATTGTCATAAGGGGTTATAAACGGTAAAGTGCCGTTTGTTATTTATCAGTTTTTTTAGATGGGAGGTATTCATGGAATGAAGAACGCAGTGCAGGAAATGGTCGGGAAGAAACGTAAGGGATTTATGCTTATTGAACTTCTCATGGTGGTAGCGATTATCGGGGTCTTAGCAGCGGTAGCAGTGCCTAATTTTATCGGTTTAACTGATGAGGCGAAAATAGCGCGTATCCAGGCGGATTTATCGACACTCGGTTCGGCGGTAGAGGTGCACTATGCAAAACATGGAAGCTATCCTGCGGCGATTGGTGACTTGGTGAATGCGACAGGCAAGGACGGTTTTCTTAAGAGCGAACCGAAACCGCCGATTGATGGGGAAGCTTATTCTTTGAATGCCGCCACCGGGGAAGTCACTTATGTATTTAAGGGGACAACCTATTCGTCTTTTGGGAAAAATACGAAAAAGGGTTAGTATCAGTAGAGTATTTCAATGACTGATGAAAAGCGCTTGCTGAATGTGGGCGCTTTTTGTAATTGTCCGCCGAAAAGGCATGAGTAAACCCCCAGTTAAACTGGGGGTAGATAAAAGTCATCTTATAGAAAAGGAAAGAACCTCCTAATGGTACAATGATAGCGGTCTGGCAACCACATCATTGTATATTAAGGAGGTTCGGTGTCAATGAATGACGTAA